AACTCTAAATGCCCTATAAATTGAAAGCTCGTCTGTGAATGTAGGAGTTTTTAATTCTACTAATAGTATTTCTTCACCTAAGATTGGGAAATCTCGAATTAGGTTTCTATTATCAGATAAAACTATATTACCAGAAATAGTTGAAGAAAATATACTTTCGTATATATTCATTTCCACTAAGTAATCTATCAAACTAACAAATTTATTTTTATTGGGCGAAATTAAATATATTTGTTTAATTGATATGTCACCGGGGGACTGATAAGATTCTTTCATTACTGTTTAATTAAATTTTTATAGTTTGTCACAATCTCATCTATAATTTCTGCTTTGATGATTCTAATATTTCTATTCTTTTCGTTTCTAATTTCTTCAATATCATAATTGGTTTGAAACGAAGTTATTGTGTTGGAATTCATATAAGATATAGGCTGCTTCGTAAAATTTTCGGGGTCTGTTTGTGTTGTTAATCTTTTTGGGTTTTTATGGGTGGAATCCTCTGTCAATAGAAAAAAGGTTTCTACTTGATATCCTTTTTTATCCAAAGCATTTTTATTGGTGAAAATACTATCCTCCCCGCCATATCTAGTTTCGATGTCTTCTAACAAGTTTTCTTGAGAAGATGGCCATTCGAATCTAGGATCAACAATATCATTAACCATTAAAATTAACCAATGTAATTCCGTTGTACCATAAAATCTATAAGAAACTTCTTCCGGCGTCTCTCCGTGCAAAACTTCATATTCTTCAAAAAATGCGGAAGTTTCACTAAATTCTTTACTTAGTATTACTCTTCTAAAAATATCAGTTACAACTTGTTCTGAAGAATAGTTATCTAATGTATATGCTATGAGTGGGAAATCTTCAAATAACTTATAAGCCATCTTTCGATACCCCCTCATAAGTTACTTGTTCCACTTCTCTAAAAGTCAATGCTGCAGTTATTTCAACCGGTGCACCATTGTCAAAGGTCGCAAATTGATCTCCACCATATTGTACATCCATATTCTGTAAAACACAGGGAGCAAACTTATGCAGATATTCATTTTCTTCGCCCTGATAATAGTATGAAATTTCAAATTCTGAGGGATAGATGTAGAATAATTTTTGACTTGATAGTTCGGGATGCATATGTTTTTTAAATAAATCTAAAATATTTTTTATTCTATCACTTTCATTTTCACTTTTAGGAAAAAATCTATATCTAAATGTAAAAGTTCTATAATCTACAGATTCGAATAATACTTCTCTGAAAGGATTAGTTTTAGATCTAGTTCCTAAATTCCTTAGATCGGATAATGTGCCTCTTTGAGATCCCAAATTAGGTAATCTAAACATTTCTGCAATCAATCTAGATCCTGCTTCTTTAGCAAAATCAGTCATTGTTCCCGTTTCTGCTGCCGATCCTTGAATTAAAAGTCCAGTTAAAGTGCCCATGTCGGTTTCAGTATAGTTTACTCCATATCTAACGCTTGGGCTTTCTTCTATATGCAGGGTGATAACTTCTTTTAATCTGACACTCTTCGCGGGTTTGAATCCCGCGGTACCTTTTTCTAAATTTTGTATAGCTAACTTAGTTAATTCCCCCGCGCCTGCTCCACCCAGGGCTGCTGCTAATCTACTACCTAAACCTTTGCCTGATAGAAATCCTGCAATACCTCCTAAAAATCCTAAGTTATTTACTACAATATCTTTGGCTTCTTGCACATCTTCGGTCGCTAGTGCATATTTCCTATCTTTTTGGATAGGAGAATCTTGAACTCCCACATTTTTTTTAGTTTCCTCAAATTTTAAATCTGAGTTTTCTCGAACATTAATGTAAAATACTATGTAATGTTTAAGATCCTCTCGGGTTCTCAGATCTTCTGGATATTCATAAGTACCAATATTGAAGTCACCTCGTTTTTGATTATAAAATCTTCCAGATTTCTTAACCGTTTCTTTTTCTAAAAGATCTTTTTGGCGGGTATCGGTAGTTGACATTTTCTTAATAAATAATGAGGAATATACAATATTTATAACCAAATGACATATACCAAAACCTATAAAGGAAAGTTTAGACCGAACAATCCTGCAAAATACAGAGGCGATATAACTAACATAGTGTATCGATCACTTTGGGAACTTAGGTTCATGAAATGGTGCGATCAAAATTTGTCAGTGCAAGAATGGGGGTCTGAAACAGTTATAGTGCCGTATATCTCCCCGCTAGATAAAAAAGTTCATAGATATTTTGTAGATTTTTATATAAAAATTAAATCTAAAACTGGAGAAATGCAAAAATATCTAGTGGAAATAAAGCCCGAGAGATTTACACGACCACCCCAAATACCGCAGAAAAGAACTAAAAAATTTATAGATGAAGTATTTCAATACGGGGTCAATGATGCAAAATGGAAGGCAGCTTTTGAATTTTGCGAAGATAGGAATATGAAATTTATTATCTTAACCGAAAAAGATTTAGGGATCAAAAATGACTACTGATGCTTTTCAGGTAGTAAATATGAATGCTGGTGATCAGCAAAAATCTTATCAATGGTATCAAAAACAAGTGCAAGGTCTAGGTATAACATCTAATTATGGCAATCAGTTAATGAGAAATAAAAAATTAGTTAAAACTATAGTGCCGGGTCAGATGTACTTATTTCTCTATGATCCTAAACATAAAGATAAATTGCCCTACTATGATACACTACCTCTTGTTCTTCCCTTTAGTTTGTTGCCCGACGGATTTCTTGGAATAAATTTACATTATCTTCCATATCTTGCAAGATTTAAATTACTAGGTGAACTTAATAAAATTGTTATTAATCAAAATACGCCTGAAAGAACTCGTATACGTTTATCCTGGGAATTGCTTAATAGTTCCTCTAAGTATTTAGCAGCAACCGCATGCGTTAAACATTATCTAAATGATCATATAAAAACTAATTTCCTTAAGATAGATTTTAATGATTGGAAAACCGCAGCTATGCTACCCATTGAAAGATTCAAGGGAGCGAGTAAAGAAAAAATCTGGCAAGAAACCAGTAAAGGATATCGATAATGGCAAATTTTTCTTTGCGAGAATTTAAATCTGATGTAATGGCTCGGGGGTTGGCGAGGCCAACAAGATTCGAAGTTGAGATACCCATACCCGCATCATTAGCAAATAGATTTAACGGACAATTAAGATTAATTAATCTATATTGTGATTCTGCTACGCTTCCTCCTTCCATAATAGGAGTTCGCCCTCAAAGAATTTATGGTCCCGTTTACCAGAGACCGTTTGGCATTGAATACGGGGGTGAAGGAATAACTTTATCTTTTCTATTAGATCAGCAGATGGATCTAAAAGCATTCTTTGATGCTTGGATACAAAAGGTAGTTGATCCCCTCTCCTATAATGTATATTATCGAAGCGACTATGCAGTAGATAACTTAAAAATTATGCAATTGAATGAACAAAATCAGATTGTATATACTGTGAGTTTGCAGGATGTATTCCCGAGGAGTCTGGTTCCTGTAGAATTAAACTATGGCAATCAAAATCAAATTAGCAAACTTTTAGTAAATTTTGCTTATAGATCATGGACGGCTAAACATAGATTATTACGCACAAAAGAAAAAAGAGGAACATCAGAAGTTCAAATCCCCGAAGAATTTTCCGAAAGAAACAAACGTTTACGATCTCTCCCCGGAGGCGGTTAAAATAATATAAGGAATAATGATGACTTTACCTAGATTAGAAACACCTACTTATGAATTGATTTTACCTTCAACAGATGAAGTCGTAAAATATCGTCCTTTCCTTGTCAAGGAATATAAGATATTACTTACAGCATTACAATCAGATAATGAAGAAATACATCGTATGGTTGAAGAGCTTATTGATGCTTGTACATTTAATAAACTAAATATCCAGGAATTAGCAACATTTGATCTAGAATATCTTTTCTTAAATATTCGTTCAAAATCTATAGGAGAAGTTTCGACCTTAACACTGAAATGTGAACAATGTGAAGAAAAAATGGAAATTGAATTAGATTTAACCAAAGCTACAGTTGAAAAGAAACAAGAACATAGTAATAAAATTTTGATATCTAATAATATCGGTGTAGAAATGAGATATCCTAGATTACAAGAAATGATTGAAATATATCAAAATTTAAACTCAGAAAAAATTGTCGAGGTATTATGTTCTTGCATAAAGGGAGTTTATACTGATGAACAATATTATGATAACTATACCAGGGAAGAATTAGTAGAATTTATAAATTCTTTTTCAAAGGATCAGTTTGAGAAATTAGAAAAATTCTTTTTGACCATGCCAAAGGTAACACAAAAAATAGAAAAAACTTGCGACAACTGTGGAAAATATAATTTAGTTAATCTGGAGGGATTGCAAAATTTTTTCGTTTAACTCTTTCTCATGAAGGACTAGCTAACTATTTTCAATTGAATTTTTCTTTAATG